GGCGTCTCATCATCTATGATATGACCCTCCATGTGACCCTTTGAAAATCCGCCACCGCCTCCGCGAACTACGAACTCTTTCTTTTCGAGTTTATCCAGTTTTTCTTCAAGGCCATGTATAGCCGCAATAGAGAGACGATTTTCATCTTGTAAGCTTTCTAGTTTATCTCGTATCTGTTCTGCTGTTTCAGGCGGTGTCGTTTCAGGCAACAATTCCGTTATCGTTGTCAGTAATTCTTCACGTGATGGATTTGTACCGTCTATACCATCACGCCCATCACGTCCATCTATTCCATTTTTTATCCGAGCGATCGCGGCATGCACTAATTGTATAGCCTTTTCAATTTCTTCTTTCTGCCTAGTACAGAGGGCGGTACAAACAGCGGCAGTTGCCTCAAAGTCTGTTTTTAACTCGCCACGCACGGTGCCCATAAGCTCATGGTGTCGAGCAACCATATCCTTTTCGAGTTTGAGGATTTGATCGACTATGGCCTTGAAAGAGGCGATAAACTCTTTACGGGTTATACCTTCTTTGATGAGTTCGAGAACCGCTTTTAGTTTTTGAAGATGATCGGGCATGGTTACTTTGTAGATTAGTATATGCTATACTAACATTATATGGAGATATTTAAGGGGATTTTACTCGTTTTGCTCGTGCTATCGCCTACTATATGGTTTATGTTTTTTTCATTATTTTATTATAAAAATCAATGAGTTGAGATTTCATATCTGAATAAGAAACCTCCTTCATTGCTCTTTGCATTGCATCCATGATTACACTGTCGTATTTTCTACCCCTTGCCCAACTTTCTTTATCTATTTTTGCTTTATCAAAGATTTTTTTTGCTTTTATTCCAAGTTCTTCTGAAGATATATTTATTTTTGTCTTAAAATTCTTCTTAATAATATCTTGCAATTCTTCTAATTTTGTTTTACCAATAAATCCAATAGGAACATTTATTTTTTGGGTCATAGACTCTACGAACTCATTTGCACTTTTGAAATTCTTCGCTTCGGCAGCTAAAGATTCTAAATCTTTTGATATAGTAGTTTCGCGAATTGTATCGTTAGATTTTTCAAGCGTACTCGTCAATTCAGCAGGTGCTTCCCGCATGAGCATACGAATAATATCCGCCTGATCGCTTAATGAAGCATTAACTAAATCCATCTTTAATTCTTTGCCGATACCTTCAAAAATACTATCCACTTGATTACTTTCTTGAATTGATAATTGCTGTCTTTGATTTATTTTATTCCAGTATTTTGAGAGGATAGTACGATCTGTATCATCAAGTTTTGCAGCGACAGTTTTGACGCGCGATGAAATGTCCTCCATGGAGAGACCGCCGCGAGGTTGAATCGCGGGGAGTCTAAAATTATTTATATCAGACAGCGCTTTCTGCAATCCTTCCACAATAGGCGCAACCGCTTTTCCTGCCTTCCCATACCCTCGTAATAATGGCACCGCTATCTCTGGCTGTGCAATTATAGCCCCCACAATAAGCGGGACATTTCCTGTTGCAGCGCCGCCTACCGCAATCCCCCCACGAATATACGTTCCTACTTTCATGCCGGAAGCAGCTTGTATATCTTCAACGGCTTTCATTACCTTTATACGTTGTCCTGCGCCGGGCATTATTTGTTCAAGACGAGCAAGTGTTGCGTCTTTCCCCTTGCCGGTAAGATTCGCAATTTTATTGATTGCTCCATCTTTGAATTCCCCTGTAGATGTGAAATAGTCTTTTTTAAGTTTATTCAGTTGTTTTACTTGCGGTGCGTAAGTCTCATCAAGTTGTTTGAGACCTTCAATTTGATTCTTCCCCAAATTATCATAGAAACTTCTCAATTCACGCGCTATTCGCCGTGGTGCATCAGTCTTACCAGTTTCATATTTTGCAAGATTATCAAGGGCTTTTCTTGTATTCAAAAAAGCGTTGTTAGAGAGTGTTTCTTCTTTTCCGTAGGTTCCGATAAATGATTCCAATGCACTTTTATCAACAGAAGAAATAGGCACGCTTTCGGCAGTTTGGAGTATTTTATTTTCATCATTAAGTTGTAACCCGTGCCTCTCTAAAATTTCCTTTACGCCTGTTTGAGGAATAGTAACGTTTCCTTCCGCCTGTCGTATCTCATTATAGAGTTTCCCTGTATCACTTAAATCATTAAGATTTTTTTGTATCACTTTATAAACATCATCGGCAATCGCAGAACGTACATTCGTCGCTTGTGCATGAGCAGTAAACTCATCAGGACTTTTTATAATTTGTTCGATAGTTCCCTTTTCAAGCCCCGTCGCCTGCGATACTCCATATCCTACGGTGCTTTTCGCAGCCTTCGTAATGCCTTTTGCCACGGCTACAGTCGGTTTTGTAACCAACTGCCCTGTTTTTTCTATGCCTTTGTGCAATAAAGCGGGAGCATTTTTTACTCCAGCAACTTTGAGAAGCTGTGTTCCTCCTCCAAGAACAGTCAAAATATCAGCCCCAAAACCAAACGGATCATTTGTTGCTGTACGTTGCAAATTTTCAAGAGAACCATATCGCTCTTTGAGTGCATTAGTAAAAGCATCAAACGCCTGCTCACTTCCTTGTTCTCCCGGTATCAATTTTTCCACTCCTCCAGTCGCAACTTGAGCTAGCCCTTTCACCGTTTGTGCGGGATGAACCGCAGCGCTTACTATATTTTTTCCCAAATTAAAAGCAGAACTAGGCACATTTCCTATCGCCTTTAATCCGGCCGCCAGTGGCCCCTCGCCAGTTTTTGCGGGGAATGAAGCGCCATATTGTTCCGCAGAACGAACATCAGCGTCGTCCATACTATTAAAAATCTTTTGTGAAAGATTATTTTCGATCGTTTGAAACGATTCCAAAGAAGGCCGCGTTGTTGAAACAACCGGTTTCTTTGTTAGAAACGATTCAAGTGGTGGCTTATTGGGCATGGAGAAATTGTTTTATTTCTTCGTCCGTATAACCGGCCGCTTTCGCAGCAGCTAAATCAAAACCTTTTTCTACGGCAAGCGATTCGATACTATTTGTCTGTGGATTAAATACCGTATCAAAACTCATCCCGACTCCCAATTCATTAGCCAACAAAGAAGTTTCCGTATATGCGCTATCGTATCGCGTTTTAGCGGATTGATAAAAATTTTTAGCCATTCGAGAGATGGCTTCCCGTTCATCGGACGTAAGCCCCGCGCCACCAGTTTGTATCTTCTGCCATTTACCGCGTAATTTATTAAGTAATGCTATGTCGCTTGCCGTTCGAGCATATTCTGACTCGCGAACAACACTTGTTGGATCATTCAATTTATTAAACGCATTGATAAGCGTCTGATCTACGGCAACAAAATTCTTAGTAACTTTTGCTTCCTTCATTGCTACATCAATGTTACTCACATATCGCCCCATTTCACGATAATCTTTCACCTCCGGCCTATTACCAAATTGTGTTGTAAGCCGTAGAAGGTTATTTTTTTCATTCGTAGTTAGGTTCCCTGTTTCGGCTTGTTTTGCAACAATTTCAGCATCTATTTTTCTAATATCCGCCTGTGTTTTTAGCCTATCTACATATCTTTGCGCTATTTGCGCTTCTAATTCTTGCTTTTTAAGCGGGTCTAATGATGTATCAGATTCTATGCGTGCAATTTCAGCTTCCAATTTTTTCTTCACTAGCGGCTCGTTTGCCAAATCAAGACGTATCTTTTCCAAATTACCCTGCGCCAACAAATGCGCATCCAAATCCTTCTGCATTTCAGCAGGATCACTCTGATACTGCCCCACAAGAGAGTACACCTTCTGAAGATACAAAGGATCAGCAGCATTGAGCGCTTGCACCCGCTGCGTCGCAAGCAGCACCTGCTGATTGCCTGGGTGTAATTTCACCGCAGCCGCATTCATAGCTTGTGCTATCTTTGTGTTATCGTCCTGCTTCGCTATTTCACGTTGCTGCTGTTGCCAGAGCGCAAGTTGTTTTTGCGCTCTATTTTTATCCGCAAGAGAAGACGCCGGACTTTGCAGGATGAGATTGAGATTATTTATTTTTGTATTTATTTTTTCTCGTATAGGGTCATATTTTTGAGCCACAGCTCTATCTATCTGATTTTGAGCAAGCACAAGATTACCTCTGCTTGCTTCGAGGAGCGAAGAAACCATAAATGCCTTGATTGCATTTTCTCGCAATCGCCCCTTCTCTATCGACGCAACACCACGTTTTGTTACGCCGCGTCCCTCAAACTCCTGCTGTATTTGTATCGGGATTGCTTCTGCTTCCGTTTGTAGCATCCGCAACTGTGACGTTAAATCTTGTTGTGTTTTTTCAAGATCGGCAAAACCTTTTTCTTTTTCAAGCCCCGTTCTAAAAGCAGATTCTCCTTCTAGGCTCGTATACAGTCCTTGTAATTCTTCACTCAATCCTTGCACCTGTTTTTCCGGTTCCGTTAATTCCAAATCTTTGACGGGAAAAACAGACGTCTCTTGCGGTTGTGTAAACGCCAAAGTTGCTGTCGGCGCTAATGTCTCCGAACTTATCTCACCGGATGCAGCGAGTTTTCTATTGCGCAGTTGTTCTTCCGTTGGGTCCATGCTTTATGTTCCTGTTAGTCCAAGATTAGCCAAATCAGTAATAATAGTATTTATAGCAGTACGAGCTTGAGTATCAATCGTCGATCCTCCGCTCGGAGCGGATATATCACTTGGTTGCGCGATAGGTGTTTGCCCGTAAAAACCCAATTTTGTTGTTGCTGAAATTCCTATCTTTGCTCCATTGCGAAATTCAATATCTTTTGTAAAGATAAAAATATCTGGCCGCGCAAACGAACCCACAAGCCGTTCAAGCAATTCAATCCGTTGTTTTAATTTTGTTATTTCATCCATAGGGTCGTTTATCAGTTACATCCTCCATAAAACTCAAACTCGTAATCTCTGCCGCTCCACGGCTTCTAATCCGAAACTCTATCTCTTTATAATCTTTCGGCAATCCCGCATCATAATCTCCATCTCCGTCGGTATCCGCAGTAACAGCTGATTTTGAAATTGAATTGTCCGTACTATCCACCATAATCTGTGTCCATGAAGTATTTTGATCCGTTCGATAAAACAATTCCACTGAAGCATCAGCAGGCAGATATTCGTATGTAACGGTAACACCAACTAAATCTTTCTTTTTTCCGCTTCCTTCGGTTGCAAAACGCTTCTCATAAATGGAATAGCTTAAATAACGAGAAGCCGTCCCCACATTATTTGCAACGGTCTTCGATACCGCTTCCGTAGAGTTATCTTTATACGAGATAAACCAATGATCTCCTACCTTTAGAAATCCTGTTATCTCGGAATTTGTACTGTCAGTAAGAGCGGTGTCATTATTTACCAATTGCTCATGCACTATCGTATATCCCGTTGGTGAATTACCCCGCCCGATGCTAAATATACCCTCTCGCACCGCGCCGTTAAACTTGAACCTGCCGCCAAAAAAGAGACGATTATCTATCTTTTGTTTATCTGCGCTCAAGCTATTTGTCGTTCCATCAGACTGTAAAATGGTGATAATTTGTGCCGCGTTCATTCCAAAACGATACCGTTTGAAAATCAAACTCGTATTAAAATTAAAAGCATAACTAACCGCCTTATCTGTAATCCCGATCAAATCACCTTCTATTTCCTCTAAAACGCGCAATGTCCCCTCACCCCAGTCTATATTCTCCGAAAGAGTCGTTAATGTTGAATCCCTATCCCAAAGAAAAACTCGCGAACTCCCTATACCTGCAATATGCCGCGCACCAACTGCGATATAATCTCCATATTCACAAATTGAAGTAATGACGAAATGCGTCGGCAATGTCAGAGCTGCATTTGTCCATGTTCCTGCATTATTTTTTGCTATTTTGTTATCATAAGGAATATATAAAATATCATCTTTTGAATGTACTATCCCTTGGGCAATTGTCGTATACGATGTTAAGTCAGTGATATTTCCCCCCTCTGCGGCAGACCCTTGCGGGTCCATGTCAGTGATATAGCGCAGACTTTTTCCAAAATAGAGCCGTGTTTGTTTTGCATAAAATACAAAACATTCTGTTTGTACACTTGTTGCAGAACCGTTGTTATTTCCAGGCGCGCTCCATGTATTATCGCCCAAATCATTCGCGCCTGCGCCAGAGTTAGTTAAATCTTTATAAAGAATCTGCGGATTTGACGTTCCGCTTTGCACGCCTAAAGCATAAACGACATTTTTAGTCGTTCCGCCAATCGTTACCCGTAATGCCGTAAATCTTCTTTTTTTACTTGTTGTTGGTGCATCATCACCGCTCTCCGTAGAACGATACGGAATCAATTTTCTCGGGTTAGTATACGTATCAAAATGCGATATCATCCGCGCGCTACCCTCAAAAGGAGCACGAGGATCATTATCTATGCCGCCATCAAATCTATTGATTGTTGTTTCAACACGTTTTGTCATATTTATTGCCACACGAAAATGATACCTTTCACAAGCCATGCAGCATCGAATGTGTCAGGAGCACCGCTCGAATCACGTCGCAAATCAACTGAAATTATATCTCCCTCTGTTATACTGGAAAGTCCATCATAAGCCGTTGATGGCACAGCTAATGCACTTACATTATTACCACCCGTAGCGGTATATGTCGTTGCCGCAACCGTATCCGTTGTTTCAGCGATAGGAAATGACCCGACTTGCCCTTGCAAATGTGTCACACCGAAAGCTATATTTAAATTCCCCCCTGATGTTCCCTCATAAAGTATCTGTATCGAAGAAATACCGGTAACTCCTAACGGAACCTGCGTCGCCCAAAACGCACGAGCGTCTTGAGCATCCGTATACGATAAAACACCAAGACCGCCATTGAAATCTTGAGTGACCTGGGTATAATCTGTCGCCGCACCTGGAGTAACAAACGTCGTCGTTGCTGCGCATCCGGCTAAACATTGCCCATTTACCCGCAAATTACCCTGCACAGTCGCGGCAGCAAAAGTAGCAGAACTTGAAGCAGTTAAAACAGACGTACTTAATCTACTGATTGTTGAAGAAGCTGCGAATAATGTTGTTGAGCTTGCGCTCTTAAAAGTATGTTCCGCTGTCCATATATACGCTATCCCTAAATCCACTGATGAGGTCGTCCATTGCGGAAATGCCCCCGCTCCTTGTGAAGTTAGAAATTGACCAGATGTACCAAGGCCAGAAACCGACATAATCCCTGCTCCTGTCGAACTTGCAACAAGAACATGGTAAGCGGGAAACGTAGTAGTTCCTGTACCCCCGTATGCACTCAAAATAGGGGTTCCATTCCATCTCCCGCTTGTGATAGTACCGACAGTTGCTAAACTACCGGCCGTGGTAAGCCCAGAAAGCGTGATAATGTTACCCACCGATGTCGTCGCGACTTCGATTTTATCGGTATTTAGATTGCTAAAATTCGTATTGATTACAGCGCGCGAATCTTTGAGCGTATCCGTACCCTGTATGGTCGTAATCGTCGCGCCAAATGACTTTTCTTTTTCAAGCGTAGGCATCCATTCAAACCAACTAATCGGCACATATAAATACATGCCGACCATAACAATCGCTGATACAACCATTGCCGCCAAAATTGTAAAAAATTCTCTCATTTTGTTTCCAAGGTTAAGTTTACTTTACTTTTAGATTCTTTCGTAAGAGAAACATTTGACGCATCCCATGTTCCCTCCGCCTCATTCCACGACCAGTCCGCTTCATCCCATGTAGTCGTGCTGCTCCCCTTTCCTTCCAAAGAAAGAGAAGCGCTTGATTTACTGTCCAATGTAAGTGAGACAGCCATATCATATATAAGATTCAAGTCTCATTGTCATTCTCGGCCTCTCATCTTTGGAACGATACGCATAGTGTTTCAAGATCGCTCTTTTCATTCCGCTAGGTTCTAAAGTGGTGTCTCCTATAAGTTTATCAAGTGCTGGCACTCTTTCAGGATGATAGATCGTGTTATATGGCCGTGCGGCCATCCATGCGAGAATTACATGAAAAGGACTGGCGAACCCAGGCTCTTTTGTCCCCGTTGTTACTTGCGCGGAAGTGTAAAGATCAGCAGTCCGTTTGAATTTTATTTTTAGTCCGGCCGCAAGCGTTACACTTACTCCATTATCAGCAGGAGGAAAAAGCTCGATGGTATCATCGCTTACTTTATCATAGAGAAACGGCTTACCAGATGTAGCGTATCTCTCGCTCAATGGCTGATAGCTACCCTCTTGTTTTTGATCAATCGGATAAATAATTTCATATTTTCCGTCCTTATTCTTTATTTGCACTTCTTCTAATTGAAGAAATTTATCATTAAAAGAATATTTGGACTGGCCATTTACGAGAGTTTGAGTACCGATAGGAAAATTTGTAAAGTTTGTATCATCAAATTGCCATTTACCATCGGCATTTATAATCCAACCCACGACTTGTTCGTAGGCATAATTTATTCGACGCAATAAAGTAGCAGCAGGATAACTTACTGTATCCGCATCACATAAATCTCGCGCCTCTTGATTTAGATCAGCAATAGAGCTCACATCTCTACGCCCTCACAAGAGGCGTAGAGGGTAAAAACTATCTCACTCTCAAGTGACATCCATACTCAAGCAACATTCACATCAAAAACAATCCCAACATGCCCCGTCGGAGTCAGATGACCAATATCCACACGAGAATAATACGAAGTACCAGAAAGGTATGTATTCGTATCACCGGCCGGAAATTCGATGGTATGGGCGCGTCCGTATGTTTTCTTGAGTATCCCCAATCGTTGAATTTTCTTCACAGCCGCAAAAACATGCGTAGTGCCAGCAGCGGTCGTATGGTCGTTTGACCAGTAATGGTCAGCGGCAAGATACCGGAAACCTTCAACAGTTCCCTCTTTAAGAGCCGCGTCAGCGGTCATAAAGCCATTTGCTTGGACGAAAGCCTCGAGCAACTCAAAATCAGCCGCACGCCACACAAATCCAACTCCGTTCTTGCTCATGAACATTTGCCCATTCGCCTCACGGATTTCACGTTTCACTCCTCGAATTATGTCATCAATATTGGTGACAGAAACCGTAATGTTACCTGCAGCTCCACCAATAGACGCATTATCGAAATCGGTCCAGCTTGCGTGCTGTGCAAGCACATTGTTCTCAATGAATTCATTAAGAAGCGCACCGATGCGATCGAAGAGTTCAACACCCGTAGTCCACGGGGACTGCGCTTCGTCCGCGAAGTCTACGAACAGACCCAGATCACGGCCGGTGGAAATCGTAAGAGTTTCCGCCGTCTCCGCAAATGTCTTCATAATGTGTCCGGTACCACGAGTAACCGTCTCCACCGCCGGGGTAGTGGACATGTACGACGTAGAGATTGCCCGCTCATTCGTAATGGTAATTCGGCACATCTCCTTGAACGTTGTCGGACGATCTAACCTATCTTGGAGAATTGTCTCAAATTCTGTACGATAAGTAATCGTATTCGAAACAGCCATAAGTAGAATTTTCCTTTAATGAATAAAGGAACGGAGGATTCTACTTTTGCACGACTTTTAGTAACGATTATTCGTTATAGAAAGTGCCACCGGCATTTTTTTGCGTATCGGTTATTTCTCTGATGAGAGCCGCTCGTTTCTTGCGATCAGGAATATCCTTATCGCTTGGTAGATTATTTTGTTGTAACCAATATGAGACGGTAGTTTTTGCGTCCGATGAAGGAGCGCGTCCTCCTCGCCCCATATTGAGAGCGTCGGCATTAGCCTTCGCATCTTTCAGTTTTTGAAGTTTACCCTGAAAATAATCATCATCAACAAGTTTATCCCAATCTATGCCGGTCTTTTTCTGAATTTCTTTGGCAAGTTCTATTTCATCTTCCGCCACAACACCGGCGGCGCGAAGATATGTTTTTTGCAAAAGTCCAAACTCTTCCGTTTGGTTTTTAGAAGTTTTATCAGTACCTTCTTTCGCGGTTTCAAGAGATTTTTTCAAATCTTTTAATTCGCGCTTCAGAGAACCGACAGTAGCCTCGTTTGATTTGAGCTTATCGTACTCATCTTTTGCAAGATATATACGATCATCCTTCTCATTCTCGGCTGCACCTTCTTCTCCGTCAGTTTCAACGGACTCATCTTGATTTTTTATATCTGTACTCATAACAGTATTCTCTTTATAAAAAGTTAAAGAATAAACTCGTTCGCCTGTTATTGAGGTGGCATAACCTCATACGTTACTTTATTTCTTGAAACACCGCAGAACATGTACCTTGAAGCGCACTTGACGCGAATGTTCCTGGTGTTCCAGTCGCAATTCTCATAGTCAAATAATCATTTGCTGCAATAAAAATCTCATCTTTTTCTCGAAATGTCGTTTGACTATACTGCGTATATGCAGTCGTCGTTGCCATGTTCGGCAACCAATAATAATTTCTCGGTGCCTCATTTGAGCGAATACCGACCCTTTGCGTTTCTCCTGTCCCATTTGAAATGCCGCCAAAGAATATAGCTGGCGTACTACTTCCATAACCTCCTACTGTTGTTGATGTAGAAACATCAAAGGTATGGGTTGTATTAGCTTGTGGTCCAGTAGCATCACCCATCGTATTTGCTGTCACTTTTGCGGTCCATGAAAGCAATGTAGAAGTAGCATTAAGCGGATTCCGCAAAATACATGCCGTTGTTGTCGGTATAATATTCGCTTGCGCATATCCATAGCAGATTCCTTGATGACACTCTACGGGGAAAAACGCATCTGCCCCGGGCTGTGCACCGAATGTAGGTTCCTCGCCTGTTACATCAAGTGATGCTGTACCCGTATTTATCTCACCCGCAAGACGATTCCCTAAAATCGTACCAGCCACTTGCGCAATCATGGCTCGCAGAGACAAATCAGAAGTCTGTGCTGTTACAACTGAAAAGCCCAGAAGCGACACGGCCAAAAGCACCACTGCATACGCTGCAGCAGATTTCGGCCTAGCTTTCTTCATTTTCGACTTCATCTTCCCCATCGTCTTTGTCGCTAATTTCTTCATTTTCTGTACCTTTTTCATTTTGATGTTCTTTTTTTTGCTGATAATTTTCGACCGCGTCTCCGCTTAATTACTTTTTCTTCCAAAGATGCGGTTTCCTCACTCGCACCTTCTTTCTCCGTTTGCTCTCTAAATTTATCTTTGAGAGACCACATTTTTGCTGATTCTAACATATAACTAATAATAATATAATTAACTAATAATTTATCGAAACTCGCTTACGGTAACAGTTGTTGATGCATTAGCATAGATGAATAAATCACCACAACCAAACAAAGAACTGTCGAATTGTGCCGTTGTCGAAGAGGCAACTTGATGCCCGCGCATATAGCTCAATGTTGTTGACGATAAATTTCCGTTTAGAGATGTTAATCTTGGCTCATCAAACGAAACTACTATATCACCACCATAGGCAGAAATTGCCCTAGACGAGCAGCCGCTCATCGTGCTTGTTGCGCTAAAATCAGCAAATATCCGGGCTACTCCTTTTGCTGCTATCTGTGTCGTTGTCGCACGGTGTAATTGAGTTGCCAAATTGTTAGCGGTACCGCCCAATGCGTCATTTTCCGAAATCTTATATTTTCCAAATACAAGGAACATTGCCAATCCTAATATAATGAGCCCAAAACCACCCCACATTGTATATCTTTTGCTTTTCATACTCCTATATTTTTTGAATTATCTTTTTGCTTGATTTCGACCCTGTAGCGTTCAAGCTCTCGCCATGCTTCTTCGAGACACTGAACAGCAAGAGTCTGCGCTGCGAGTAGATACACGTTATTCTCTCTTTTTTTTAGAAATGAAGCATATAGCACACTTTTTATTGTACTCTGCATTTCTGTATCTCCCAAGAAACGACGTATTTTTATGATCTGACCTTCATTCATTTGGAGTTTCGTTTAATTGTAATTCTGGCGCTTCTCCGACAGACTGAATAGGAGATTGAATTGGAGCTGCCATTAAGGTACTAAAATTTATTTGTGATATTCCACTAAATTCCAGTATATCATTAAATGCTTTTGCAAGCGCCGGAATCTGCATTGACTGCTGAAACGCTTGTGGATTTGAAAAAACCATCTGGAAAATAGAAAGGATTTTATCCGACAATCCAGCAAGATTTTTCTGCTTTCCTGCAATGTTTATCCCCATTTTTATTTCAACATCCTTAAATTCTTCTTTCAAAATTGTTATAAGCCACTTATTGCCTATCTTTTGAGATTGTACCATAAATTCTCGCTTCAACTCTTCTTTATCTCGAAGGTCTGCGCCATTCAATACATCTTCCATTTGTTCTCTATTAGCATAATTTTCAGCTAACTGCTCTGTTACCCATTGCATTTCCTCAAAAGTAAGAGTAGCCAAAAATTTCTTACCGCCCAATAACTCATGCTTAATTTGGGGTATTATATCTTCACGATAAATACTCTCCACAAATTTAGCACGCTTGCCCCGCTTCCTATCGTGCGGTCCCCTACCTTGAGCTACCACACGTTCTTGGCCTCGAAACGTAGTACCTGACGGCGGTTCCTTGCCCATCAGAGGATCAAATGCCGCGCCCGCATATTGCGCGTGTTCAAACCATTGATTTACCGCGTCTTGAAACAGACGTATATTCGCTGGCGCTGCTGTTGGTATCTGCCACAGACGCTTACCGTCTGCTACAGTCGTCACTTCCAAATTCTCCATGTCCTGCACTTGTTGACGATTCGTATATGTCTCATCATCCGTTGCAAGCGGTACCTTCGCGCCGGATTCCAGTAATTTCTGTTTATGAATTTCGAGAAAATTTGTCCAAATTTGAGGATGTAATATCTGCTCTCCAACTCCACGACCTAATGCTCTTCCTACAACTTCTTTTGACGTAAAAAATTTAAGCGTGCTTTTATTTTCAGGCTTACGATATAAAATATAGCCTTGCCGTTTTTTATTTGTATCATAATAAAATGCAACTATAAATAAAACATTTTCTGTATCGCTTAACTCATCAGTATCTTCTAAATATCCCTTCGCTAAAGGACCACGAATTAGATATACCTCGATATTCCCCTTCATTCCTCCTTTCGCATCTTTATCAAAAGTAGCAAGTTTAATCAATTCGCCAATAGTTCCCGTAGCTCCATTTTCAGCTTTACCCCATCCATTTTTTTCCATTTTTTTTAATTTGGATGGAGAAAAATAAAGTTTGAATCCTATCGGGCCGCCGACAATATCCGTTTGATCGCAAAAAGCAATGCTAATTAAATCCAAACTTTTCGGCCGCTCTTTTTTTTGCGATGTATCAATCAGCACACCACCGTACACATTGTCGCTTTCAGTTATCTCGTCCAATAGTGCGTCAAGATCATGCTCTTTCGCATACACTTCATCGTGATATTTTTTTATCAAAAAGGAAAGTACACGACCATTAGATGTTTCAATATAAAAAACTATATCCTTTACTTCTAAATCTTCCGTCCAATTAGCAAGATCAATAATCGGCTCGATGATATTTTTGAATGCACGACTCCAGTCATTTTTTCCCGTAAAAAAAACACCGTTTGTTAGATGAAAAATCAACTGGACATGGTTACGCATAGACCATGTCCAGTTGTCACCAATAGTAATACCACCCGATTGATATTCGTTTTCCTGTTGCGTGATATATGCAAATATATCTTTAGGGAACATATATTTATTCAAACAACATCGCAATCTGTTTTATCGCAATTTGTCTCATTAAGGGAGAGAGTGCAAATAATCGCTGTGTTCGCATTGGAGCAAGATACACCGTTTTCTCCTTTATAGTTAAGACAGAATTTAATTTAGCAAATCCTTTGTAGCCTAAATTTTCTAACGCTTCTTTCACCGTTTCGCCCTCCGCGACGTATTCTTTATTCAAAATTTTTATAGTTGCTTTCATACCATAAAATCTTTAGCACTGGGGAACCCATGTAGTTTAGGAGCTTCTTCATACGCTTCCAAAACACTTTTTACTTTCGGACGAGCTATAAATCGCTTATCCAGTTCCTTTGCCAATATCTTATTATTTTCTTGACACGATATACAATAATATGGGTCAACATCCTCATCTTCGTACCGAGCTTTACATTTTATACATTCATGAATCATATACCAAAAAGTCTTCTAAAGAGAGGGATATTTTTATCCTCTAAAATTGCCCTCACTACATGCGGCGCAATAGATCGATTAAACTCATACGTTCCTCGTTTTACTTTCATATTGACTAAACAATTACAGCCTCTCGGCCATACTTGACCGACGGTCTCCTCCGGCTCCTCACACGTGAGATTTAATGCTTCCTCAATACTTCCCTCTCCCACATACCGATGCGTGATACGATCTCCGTCTATGGTACGTGTTTTGAATGTAGCAATTATTTTGTAAGGTTCCTCCTTTTTAGGAGATTCTTGTAGCGCGACTTTTACGGATACAGAACCATCCACGCCCTCTAGTCTTTTTGTCGCCGCCTCATCCGCTTTTTCTTCATCAATCAATCTTTGTAATTTTTCGGCGTTCCATCGTTTATCATACCCAACACCGAGACTGTCTAAAATTTTGTATAACTCTTCCTTCATAAAAATAATTTAGTTAATAATAATTTTATTATATCTGATCTAAATTTAGAGCACTCTCTTCCTTTTTCAACCATGTATATACTAAACCCCAGCCGCTGATATGCTTATAGTCCTCTGTAATTTCTTCTCCCTCTATAACATCTTTTAACAGAACATCATTTATTGCATCATAATTCGGATCATCGGCATGGTTTAGATATGCCTGATACCGAGCGTCCGGATACATAAAAGCTGATCCATTCACAATCTGCGGCCAGCGTTCAAGAAGTATCTGTCGCACATTCGGTAACAATTTATTAAATGACGCATAAGGCAAGTGATACGCCTCCGGCATGTTATCTAAATACATCTTTCGACCTTTACCCAAATCTCGTAAAGCAAAAATTCCAACCCCATGAATGGTAGACGGCGCTAATCGCACTGCTACCATCATGTTAAGACGATCAATTTTTTCGTCGTGATTCATGTATTATATTTCTCTAACCGATCTCTTTGCAAGCTCCTGATACGCTCATGGGTCCGAGCCCACATAAGATACTGCTGCCCATTTTGGAACCCAAGACGTGCCATCGTTTCTTTTCTATCCCATTGCTTGCGTTGACACTTCATGCACCCCGCCCATTCTATCACTTCCGCATGATCGCATGTTGACGCTCCGGCTTCAAAAATTGCTTTTCGTATTTTTTCGTAATTTGCCGGGTCTTTGAGATAGTACGGCAGCGAATCCAAAAGACGATTTCGCGGCAACCTAGCGGGTAACTTTTTGGCAATGTCTTCCTCCATATTACATGCCGATATTACCTTTTTGCGGCCGTTCTTTCTGTGTTCCATGCGGACAATCAGCACTACCTTCTTTGCAACATTCAGGAATTTTAATATCCTCAATACTGATTTCTTTCTGTTTAGTTTCTTCAAAAGGATTACTCATACTGCTATATTTTCTCTCGTCTTATGCTGTCTATGCAAAGCATGTCGTGTAATCATATCTCTCCTAACGTGCATGGGGATCAGAAGCTCTAGACGATAACGTGCGGCATCAAGCAAATGATTGTGTTTATCTTCCGGTATGCCTGCTAAGATTTTACCATTTGCGTCAATTTGCCATAGATATTTTCTATATTCTTGACGCAAATTACTACTTTGTTTTGTATAAGAAATCTTCAACCCCTGCACCATATGAATCCCAGCACGAACCGATCCGGGACCCTTACGAGCTGGAGTTATATTTAATCCATAAGATTTTATATCTGCAATTCTATCTTTTTCGGCACTATCAGCCACAATCAGACCTTTTTCAAAATTCTTCAACGTATCGGCTATCTCCGCATTACTTGGCTTTACTTGATAAAAAACTTCGTCAAGAATATATCCTCCATTATAATAATAAATAGCTATTATTGCAGTAGGATCAGGAAAATAACCAAAATCTAAACCATATCCTTCAAGGCGGGCTTCATGTGGTATAGATTCTATTTCCTGCCAGTCTTTATAGATTCTTCTCTCTAAACTATATGGCTCACCAAGCCATTTATGTTTATATAATGCCGGACGCTTTTCTTTATCATCTTCAATTTCCTTTAAGATTACTTCCGGTATAAAGCCATATTTTAACGCGGTATCATAATTTACATTTATTACAAGAGTGTCCGGCCTTCCTTCGATAACAAGACGATTATGTACAGGATCATCTTCGAGTAATCTGTTGTATGTATAAATAATTTTTGAATTTTCTTTTCGTACGGTAGGAGTCAAAACTTCTAAACTTTCTTGCGAAACAGTTTGTGCCTCCTCAACCCATGCAATATCAATCCCCTCTGTAGATTTTATATTTTGCTCATTGTGATATAGACCCTTGAAAAGAAAATCTGAACCATTTAATTTATTAAAAATTGAATTATTGGTAACTTCAAAATCAGTTAGACCATATTGATTTATAAGTTCTCTCAAAAGCTGATGAGAACTTTCTGCGATAGAATTTTGAAATTCCCTAAAACATGCAACGCGCGTTTTTTGCTGCCGCGCTTTTATAAGCAGATAACGTGCCGTCGTATGCGATTTCAGTGAAAACCTGCCGCCATAAATCGCTACTTCACGCCACCAATCTTCAAAGAGTCGCTTAAATTCAATCGGTATTTCTATTATTCTCGTTTCCATTTATAAATTTTACAAGTACCTGAACTGGCTCACCATCTGGCCCCGCATGCTCATTCAAGCGCGGAAGAATAGAACCAGCAAGTCGTAAAATAACTGCTTTCTTAAATTCGTCTAATTTTTTTTGTTTCAATATCTTCTCAATCTCATTCAAGGTAAGAGTACGAACCCGGGTCGCTAATTCACGATCCTGCATTGATTTACCCCCTTGACCTGTACCACTTCTTATTGCCATATGCACAACTAATTTGACAATTATTTTTTTTATTCCCCCCTATATCTCGCTCGCACACTCGCCTGCGCTTTTGCTTTCGACATCGAAGTCCCGACAACCTTGCCAGTTGTCTTTTTGATTATTTTATAAGGGCGTTTCCCTGAACCTTTTTTTATTACATATGGCATAATTTTATATCAACTCATTCAAAAGAAAAACCACATTCATCCCAATTTGAAAACAGAACCCGCTTACGAAGCCAAGCATAGCCCACAAAACATAGTGCCACCAGTGTGGATATACGTTTCTAAAAAACATACCTATCTATGTTCCTCCTTGTACTTCTTCACCACCTCTAAAATCTGCGTCTGCACCCCATGCGCTCCAACACCATATCGTATCTCAGAGAAAAAGAGTCTTTTAATTAAAAAATATATCTCCTCTGCGGCCGCTCGCATGTAAAGACGATTTTTAGATTCGTCAACAATCTTATCTTCATCCAACACCTTTTCTCCCTGCGAGTCAAGAACACCACAAATGATCCGTGCAGTTCCCGCACTGCATTGCAATAAACGCATAATCTTCCGCTCACGCTTGATCTTGCGTTCGTGCGGCCGGAGATAACGAGAAAGCATGTTTTGATTAGTATAGCATATTTCTGCTTACCCTGCTAAACCATAAACGGGGATAAATTAACCAAACACAGAAAAATGACTTTTCACTTTTCATAAATATCCTCTGCTTGGTATCTTGCCTGTATATATATATATATATACAGGCAATTTACCAAGCAGAAAGGTATTTTACCAAGCAAAACCAAGCAAAACTATAATGGCTCAACAGAGCCGTGTTCTGCTTGGTAAGCCCATTTACCAAGCAGAACCAAGCAGTTCTGCTTGGTAAATGGCATTTACCAAGCAGAAAATTAGACAACTCTCTCTTTTTGTTTTATATTAAGACAAAAAAGTTTATCCACAGGTGACAAAAAACCACTCATGGTATTATGTACCAATGAACGAAATCGCGTCGATTATTTTTGTAGTTTTAGAGGACGTTCCGACTGGCGCAAGCCACGGCATTCGCGTGCCGGTTCAGGTCGGGACGTCCTTTTAGTCTACAAAAACTATGGACAAAATCGCGAACAACTCAGTATTGCGTGATACTTTCGGGGCAGAAAAACGATGGGTAAACTGGCGTTTTGAAACGCGCGATGGAAAAATGACGAAAGTTCCTTACCAAATCTCCGGCGAACACGCAAAAGCTGATGATCCCGAAACATGGGCCACATATACCGAAGTAAAACAACATTCTGACAAAATCGGCATTCAATTTGGGTTAGATGGTACCCTGCTCGGCATAGACCTGGATCATTGGCTCAATAAAGAATCGAAAAAACAAACATTGCAACTGTTATTCGAGAAAGCCAACTCGTATACCGAAAGGTCGCCGAGTGGGGAAGGGCTGCATATTATTCTCGCTCTTTCTGCTCCTTGTCCGCTCATAGCGCACAAAAAAGAGAGTGAAGATGGCACAGCTGTCGAGTGCTATACCGAGCGAAGATACTTTACCGTTACTGAACAATCATTTGGTGATCCGAAGCCCGTCCGTACGATAGAACCAAAAGAAGCGATAGACATTCTTACAATACTTGGTTACCCATGGGGCAAAGATAAAACAGACCCATTTCAAGACGCAAAAGAAGAGACGGGAAACAATGAATATACTCCATCCGATTTCGAGGTACTGGAAAAGATGTTTACCTCAAAAAATGGTGCGGAAATTAAAACCCTCTATCATGGCGACATCACCAAATATAATAATGACGATTCTGCCGCAGATATGGCGTTTGTCTCGCACTGTGTATTTTGGAGCGGAGGAAATCACACGACCGTCGAACGTCTGTGGGTACATTCACCACTCGGCCGCCGCGAGAAAACACACAAACGGAAAGATTATCGAGATAGAACCATCGCAGCCGCATTCAAAGGAGCAAAAGAATTTTATACATGGAGAAAACCACAGGAACAACAGAAACAACAAGACAAGACAGTCCCAGAGCCATTTATCCATCTTGCCGATTTCGTCCGTAAAGAATTTCCGCCTGTCCGCTTCGCTCTGCAACCGTTCTTTGAAACGAATGCGATAAATATGATTTCGGCTCCGCCGAATAACTGGAAGACCTTTTTTACGCTTGATGTTGCGCTTTCCATAGCTGATGGAAAGGAGTGGCTCGGGATGTTCAAAACAGATAAACAGAAAGTTCTCCTTGTGAATGAAGAAGACACTGAATCTGAAATACAATCTCGATTATTTCTTCTGGGGGCGAAACAAAACGTCTCTGATGTGTATTTCTACATAATGAAAGGATACAAATTGAATGAAAAAAGTGTACAAGAAATTTTAACGGAATGTCAAAAACAAGGCATCTCACTTGTGATATTCGATTCTCTTCGTTCCATTCATAATGCAAGAGAGAATGACAGTACCGAAATGCAGGAAGTGATGGATCATCTAAAAATTTTTGTCCGCGCAGGCGTAACAGTTGTTTTTACGCACCATCACAAGAAGAAGCCGCTTAAAGACGAAAAATTGGATGATGCTGAAGCAACACGCGGATCAACAGCGATCAATGCAGCAGTCTCCGGTCATATATCTCTTGAGGAAGAAAAACGAGAAGAGGGAACCTTCCTTATTGTAAAGCACTTGAAAAGCAAGGCGACAAAAAAAAGAGAACCGATTGAAATACGCATCTTTGACACCGATGGAGTTCGTTTTGAATTTGGAAGCGAGCATCAATCAATCCTTTATTCATTCCAAGTCGCGCGAGATAAAATTCTAAAATTACTTGAAAGTCAGGAAGAAAAATGGTTTTCCGTTTCCGACCTTGTAACCGCGACAAAGATTTCCGAGAAAAATATCCGTCTTGCTCTTCGCGATCTCGAAGATAGATCATTCATCCATGTTTCAACACGCACGAAACTGGGCGCGTATTTAGCAGGAGTGGGGAAAGGTAATGCAAAATTTTATATGTATCGGAAGCTCGAAGAATCAGAAAAAGAAGCTGAAGATACATGGAATGATGTCATATTTTGAAATATGCCGAATCCATTTTTTACAAAATTTGATTCTCGTTGTCAATCATGCGGAGAAAGAGTCGAACAAGGAATGAAAATGTTTGCAATGGATCATCAGTTCATTTGCGAAGAATGTACGCCGGAAGAAAATGTTTGTACATGTGGTAATTTCAAGAAAGCATCCTATGATTCCTGTTATTTATGTAGCAAAGATAACAATGAACCGCGACAGTCAAAACAAAAAAAACCACCGGCATTCTCAAGTATAGTGCCGGAATTGAATGAAAATTTAATAAAACTTATCTCACTCTGTCATCCGGACAAACACAACAATAACAAAATAAGTAATCAAATTACTAAATGGTTATTAAAATATAGAGATATGGTACGTAAATCACACAGTAATGTATGAACCTCCCCCGCTCCTATCTCTCGCATACACAAATGTCCCTCTGGCTCAAAAGCCCCGAGCAATATAAACGGCAATACTTCGAGGGCCAAAGATTTGAACCGACCGCATACATGGCGTTCGGCGGCGCTGTGGCGAAACTGCTTGAGAGAAATGATCCGAGCGTGCAGTACGTCCCCCGATTGCGATACCCCGAGCATGAGATACGCACCGTGATCGCAGGTGTTCCCACGCTCTCGTATCTTGATTCATTCGATACGCATCCGTTTCGCTTACTTGAATATAAAACATCGAAGAATCCGTGGACGCAGGAAATGGTAAATATTTCAGGCCAGCTTCTCTTTTACGCCGCAGCGATTCGAGCCGCATACGGATCGCTTCCCGACAGCTGCCATCTCGTTTGGCTCCATACGGAGACCGTACAGAAAGTCAAAGACTCTCGCGGTATCGTGTGGGACGAAATTGACGGCGAGGAGGTAGTCCTCACCGGAGAGGCGCAGATATTTCCTCGCCGTATCCTTACAGACGAAGTTGATGCGTTTCAGATTGAGATACGGCGAGTGGCAGAGGAAATAAGCGAGGCGTGGAAAGA